CCCCACAGGAGCAGGGGGAGGAACAATAGGAACAGGTCAAGTACCGCAACCGAATGAACAAGGATTTAGTGGAAATGGACAAGCAAATACTGGGCAACCTCAAACCCCTAGTCAGCCACCAGCACCAACTCAATAAGTATTTAGATGCTTTAATAGAACAGCATCATAAAGCTATAGAGCAAACAGAAGATACAGTTGTTATGTATAGAACGCAAGGTGCAATAGCAGCATTGAGAAGATTAAAATATTTAAGAGACGAGGTAAATAAAAACGATGGCTAAAAAACCTGTAAGCGACCAAATGGAATTGTTTGAAGATGGCGGTTTAAAAGACCAAGGAAAAACTAAAGACCCTGTATCAAATAACCCCGTACCTATCGGCTCTACTCAAGAAGAAGTAAGAGATGATATACCTGCTCAACTAAGTGAAGGTGAATTTGTGTTACCTGCGGATGTTGTAAGATATCATGGCTTAGAAAAGATTATGGGTATTAGAGACCAAGCTAAACAAGGTTTACAAAAGATGGAACAAATGGGTCAAATGGGTAATTCTGACCAAGCTACCATACCTGACGGTGTACCTTTTAAACAAATGGCAGAAGGTGGTGTGGTTCCGGGGGTTAATATACAAGGACCTACAACACAACTTACTAAACCATCTATGTTTGCTACTCCTGCTCAAACACAACCACAACAAGTTGCACAGCCTGTTACTGTACAAACGCCAAAAGCACCTGTGTACACATCTTCTCAAGTAATGCCTAAAGTACCTTATACGTTTGAACAAGCTATAGGTACACCGTTTGGACAACAGCAACAATCAGAAACACGTGTATATATAAATGATGCAGGTGAAAAACTATATATACCTTTTGTTAATGGGCAGTCTATATATCCTATTCCAGCAGGTTATAAACCTGAACCTGTTGCTGAAAAAGAAAAAGAACAAGAGCAGACTGTAACTGATGTTCGTGCTAGAAGTGCTACTACGCAAGATACTGGAGATGATAGTGTAGGTATTAAATCTACAGCGGTATCTGATTTAGCTAAAGCTGCACAAAGAAGAGAAGCGGGAGTAGGCAAAGGTTTAGCTACAGCAGTAGGTGCTTTAATTAATCCTATAGCAGCTATTGGTGGAACTATTATTAGTAGCTTAACAGGTAGAGATAAACCTGAAACATTAACTCCTGCAGAAGCTCTTGATGAAGAACGAGCATTTGAAGGTATAACTCCACAAGAAGTGTTAGAAGAAAATTCACAAAGAGCTTTTGATACAGATATAAGAAATGCTACTGCTATGTTTGGTGCTACTCCAACATTTAAGTTTGGTAAAGAAGCAGGTGATGTAGATAAACTTAGTAATGGTGTTTATCATGCAAGTGGTTTAGCTATGAATAGTAACGGTTCTGCTTCATTAACAAAAGATGGAACTGTTTCATATAAATCTTTTGATGATTTTATTAACCATCTAGCGGCTTCTCACGATACAGGATGGCATGGCTCTACTGTAAGTAAAGAAGAATATGAGTCATTAGGACAAAAGGGTAAAGATAGATATGATGCGTGGGCTAGTCAACTAGGATATAAAACAGGTGGCGGTACTAAATTTGCTGACCCTAAAGATGATAGACTTACTAAAGTAGGAGATGAAATAAAAGGGGGAGACCAAAAACCTACCACTACTATATCTAAACCTTTTGGTAAAGATGCAGATAGGTTCAGAGGAAGTACCCCTCCTAGTAGTACAAAGTATACTGGAGCTTTTCCAACACCTAGACCATCAGTTTCAACAAAAGGAGATTCACGAGTTTCTACGCCACTAGGTAAAGTAGACCAGTTTTTAGAGTTATCACCTGCAGTTCAAAGAGAACTTAAAGTAGGTTTAGCAAGAGACCCTAGTTTACTTAAAGACCCTTTTGAAAATATGTCACCTAATAAATTAGCATCTTTAAAAAAAGCAGCAAAGAAAACTCAAGATATATATGATGATATGTATAAAGGCAGAAAAGGTGCAGGTATTTCAAACATAGTTTCTCAAGAATACTTAGATAGAAATGAAGAAGCAGCTCAACGAGGCGGTGATTATGGTGTAGGTAGTAGTTTGTATAGTGACTTTGGAACTGTAACACCAAGTTATGATGATAATAATTCTAGCGATGATGACGGTGGTCAAAGTAGTGGTGGCGGTTCTGCATCATCCGATATGGGATTTTCTACTGCATCAGGTGGTTTTATACAAAGAAAGAATTTACCTAAAGCTAATAAGAAGAAGCGAGGTGGGTTGGCTTCAAGACAATAACCCACATATAGGCTACTTATCCCCCAACATATTTGGCTACGATAACCCCAAGGAGAAACTAAATGGCAGAAGCTATGATTAAGGAAGCAACACCTAAGAAAGTTGCATTTGTAACTAAACCTTACACACAAGAAGAAAGAATAAAAAAAGAAGAGGCTGAATTAGAACAGCTATTGAAAGAACAAAAAGGTGAAGTTGAAACTGAAGCTAAAGAAGCGGAAAATAATAATGAAGAAGAACCGACTTCTGCTGAAGAGAAAACTTTTAAAAAGCGTTATGGAGACTTACGAAGACATACCCAAGAAAAAGAACGAGAGTTTCAAAAGCAACTAAATGATTTGAAAGAACAGTTAGATAAAGCAACTAAAAAGGAAATGAAACTTCCTAAGTCGGATGAAGATATAAGTGAATGGGCAAAGGAATACCCTGATGTAGCGGCTATAGTAGAAACAATTGCTACAAAAAAAGCAAGAGAGCAATCAGAAGATATAGCTAAACGAATAAAAGAAATAGATGAAAGAGATGCTAACTCCGTAAAAGAGAAAGCTGAATTAGAATTACTACGAATACATCCAGACTTCGTAGACATAAGAGAAAGTGATGACTTCCATGATTGGGCAGAAGACCAACCACAATGGGTACAAAATGCTTTGTACGAAAACAATAATGATGCCAAATCTGCAGCAAGGGCAATCGACCTCTATAAAGCAGATAAAGGAATTAGTAAGACAAAAGAGAAGTCAGATGATGCAGGTGCTGCTAAAGCAGTCACAACGAAAGGCAAAACGACTCCTTCAGAAACTAGCAAAAGCGTAGGGTTTAAAGAGTCTCAAGTAGACAAAATGAGTCCTCAAGAGTATGAAGCTAAGTCAGAACAGATAATGGAAGCTATTAGGTCAGGCAATTTTATATATGATATATCAGGAAATGCAAGATAATAGTTGACAAGTAATTTATTATAGGTATAACTATAATAACTAAAAGTGTGACATAACCTTATATGTGTTTTTTATATGGCTTTTAACTCGTTCCTAATATAAAAAACTAGCTACTTATAACTTACTTATGTTACACTTTAAAACCCCGCTTTAAAGACTACCCAATTATGTGAGCCTACACAGGATTAGCTATCCCACGTACAACCTCAACGCATGAATGGTCCTTATAAAGTAACATGACTAAAAGGTAGTATACCTTTTGGTATACATTCGATAAATGTTTAAGGAGATTTAAAAATGGCATTTACAGCAGCAGCTGGTTATGGTAATCTTCCTAACGGTAATTTTAGTCCTATTATTTACAGCAAACAGGTTCAACTTGCTTTCCGCAAGGGGTCTGTCGCTGAAGCTATCACTAACAGTGATTACTTTGGTGAGATTGCTAATATGGGCGATTCCGTTAAGGTTATTAAAGAACCAGAAATAACAGTCAAGGAATATGCAAGAGGAACAACTATTACTCCTCAAGACCTTGATGACGAAGAATTTTCACTTACAATTGACAAAGCTAATTACTTTGCATTTAAAGTGGATGACATTGAAGAAGCTCATTCTCATATTAACTTTCAGCAGTTAGCATCAGATAGAGCAGCTTATAGACTAGCCGACCAATTTGACCAAGACGTACTTGGTTATATGTCAGGTTATAAGCAATCAGCTATACACGGTGCACCTGATACAGCTAATACTACCACTAATGGTACTGTTGCTGTTTCAACTGCAGGTTCTGACGAACTCTTATCATCAATGAAACTTGATGCAGGAAACTTCGGTGGTTCAGCAGGTGAGGCTGTAGCTATCTTACCAAGAACAGGTGCAGCTACTTCTGCAGCTCCTGCTAATGGAGATAGAAACCCATTAACTGTTATAGCTAGAATGTCAAGACTATTAGACCAACAGAATGTTGACACTAATGGTAGATGGTTAGTATTAGACCCTGTATTTATAGAAGTACTAAAGGATGAAGATTCAAGATTATTTGATGCAGACTTTGGTGGTACTGGACTACAGAATGGTTTAATCCTAAACAACCTACATGGTTTCAAGGTTTATCAGTCAAACAATTTACCAGCAATTGGAAGCGGACCATCTAATACAGGTGCGAACAGTGCTACTGACTTTGGTATAATTGTTGCTGGTCATTCTTCATCAGTAGCTACTGCCGAGCAAATCAACAAGACAGAGACTTACAGAGACCCTGATTCTTTTGCTGATATTGTTCGTGGTATGCATTTGTACGGTAGAAAGATACTTCGCCCAGAAGCAATCGCTACTTGTGCTTATCACTTAGCGTAAAGGGAGGACTGAAACATGGCTGCTGGAACAATTTCCACATTAGTCTCTTCTGTAAGAGGTTCTTCTGCAAGAGGTAGACAACCATATTTCGTTGAGAATACAATTGACATTGCCGCTGCAGTAGCAGCAAAAGGTGGTGTTCTTGAAGCTAACGAAATAATTCAGGCAATTACTGTACCTGCAAACACTATGATTTTAACTGCTGGTTTTGAAGTAACAACCACAGTTGATGCTGCTGCCGATGGCAATACAGCTAATCTTGGTGTAACAGGTGTTGATGTAACTCGCTTTGTCGCTGCTTTTGACATTGATGATGATGCATCTCCTGCTGGTACATATGCAACTCAAGCAGATGGTTCTGCACCTATTATCATAGGCTCAACTGCTGACACCATAGACTTTGAATTACAAGCTACTACTACAGCACCGACAACTGGAGCAATCCGTGTGTTCGCTGTATTAATGGACATTGATGGTCTAGGTGACATGGGAGCTAATGAAGTAGACAGAGACACTTTAGCTTAAATCATATATAAGGGAGCAGGGCAACTTGCTCTCTTATTTTACTTAGGAATTA